TGGTGGACCGACCAGGACTTGAACCTGGAACCACACCGTTATGAGCGGCGCGCTCTAACCAAATTGAGCTATCAGTCCGTATTTGGTGGCCCCGCCAGGATTCGAACCTGGACTGCTCTCTAATCTGGAGACAATGCCGAGTATAAGCCGGGTGTTCTACCTTTAAACTACAGGGCCGTATTAATGCCTTCACATGAAATGGCTCCCCCGGTTCGATTCGAACGAACGACATTTCGCTTAACAGGCGAATGCAACTACCGCTGTGCTACAGGGGAATACATGGCGCTCCTGGCAGGATTCGAACCCACAACCTTCTCGGTAGAAACGAGCAGCTCTTATCCGTTGAGCTACAGGAGCATATTCAATTGTCAAACAACATCTGAAGTATACAATGACATGCTGGGCAATTCAAGGACTATTTTTGGCACCGGGTGTAGGAATCGAACCCACCTCTTTGGTTTTGGAGACCAAGGCCCAGCCACTAGACCAACCCGATAAATGGCTGCCCCTCATGGATTCGAACCACAATAAGCGGAGTCAAAGGCCGCTGTCCTACCGTTAGACGAAGGGGCAATAAATACTAATATGAATTACTACATTTATATCATATCATCAAAGAACTCGCCAGTCAAGATTGGAATTACTCATGATTGCGAAGAAAGACTTCGCAATCTACAGACTGGACATAGCGAGAAGCTTACAATCCAACACCGCGAACTTGTTGACAAGAAAAAAGCAAGATTGTTGGAACAAATATTACACAGGCAATTGAATTACAAACGCACACATGGCGAATGGTTTGATATATCTATTGAAGATGCAATCAAACAATTGCAATGGTGCATAATTCGTTTTGAAGATGATCCATTATTGGAATACAAATTCAAAAACAATCTCATTAGAGATTGATGGGGAGACTAGAGGGAATTGAACCCTCACCTACGGAATCACAATCCGCCATCCTAAACCACTAGACGATAGCCTCCATCAACTGGTACTCCCAATGGGGTTCGAGCCCATGTTTTTGCCGTAAAAGGGCAATGTCCTAGATTTCTAGACGATAGGAGTATATTGGTGGACCCTGGGAGAGTCGAACTCCCGATTTCGGTATGCAAAACCGACGTGTTCCCACTAGCACTAAGGGCCCTGGTTCGTACTGGTGGGTCGTGACGGGATTGAACCGCCGACATTCTGCGTGTAAAACAGACGCTCTACCGCTGAGCTAACGACCCGTAACGTCTTCATGATATGAATAGGCTATGTTCTAGCATATCAGCGCGCCGCGCCGAATTTACAGAGTGATCAAGATATTGGTAGGGCGTAGGGGATTCGAACCCCTGTAAGCGGATTGAAAGCCCGCGATCCTAGGCCTCTAGACGAACGCCCCATAATGTGGCGGAAGCGGTGAGATTCGAACTCACGGAACCCATAGGTTCTTCAGTTTTCAAGACTGATGGATTAAACCACTCTCCCACACTTCCTAATGATTACTAGGACTCCACAAATGTCGGTGCCACCGCTCATTTGCGACTTCATTGGATTGCGCGACCCAACTAACTTGCCTCCACCTGGCTAGGCTTCATGGGCAAGCATCCTAGGGCATCACTTGATGATGATGCCAATCTGGTTGCAGAGACAGGACTTGCACCTGTGTCCTTCTGGGTATGAGCCAGACGAGCTGCTTCTGCTCCACTCTGCGTTATTCTGATGTTTTCTAGTGTGCATGGGTCAACAAATATTGTCTCTCTCCTCTACTAAGGAAATTGGTAACAATTGTTTCGCCGTAGTAGCGACCGCACGCCCGCGTTAGCGGTAGCGCCTCATGCACACTAGAAAACATCAGATTTTAATCTGATTTTTTTTGACCCGATTTTTACTCGCTGCGTTCTCGCCGCAGCTTTCATCCTCGGTTCCGACCGTTCGCCCTAATCTAGTGCAGGGCACGCCCTCGTTGCGTTTATCAAGTACCAGATACTATCTGGCACTCATCACTTTGTCAACAAAAAAGCCCTCTTGGAGAGGGCTTGTCTTGTGTAACGAAAAGATAATCTCGTTTACAAGACAAGCTTCTTTGCTTGAATGGATATCCATTCCGATTTTGACGTTGTGCGAAATGTATTTTGTTTATGTGTTTTGTTTTTCATGTCTCTATTTAGTGGCTTGTTTTATTGTTTTCAATGAACCACAAGAACTCATGCCAGAGTTCAAAGTTGGAAATGTTAGCCTGCTCGTCAAGCCATTGCTCATATCCTTTCCAAAGGGTAGGATCGGCCACAGCTTCATCAAAAGAAGACTGCACTTTGTCCGGGTTCATCATTACCTCATCAATCAACTTACATCCTTAGTATATGAGGGAACGAATGCTTTGTCAAGAACTAAAATTATGCAACAAAATCAATGACTTAGCAAAAAGGGGTGCTTTTGGCACCCCTTCTACTAGTCGCGGCGAGTTAACGTATGATATGGAAATTTTTCCAGAAAATCATTGCGATACTCTCTTCGGTAATAATGACTTAGCTCTAATGATATTGCCTTTTGGGCACGACGCTTATTTGCTTCTTCCATAAATTTCAAAAACTTTAGACCATATTCTTTGGTCTTGTTTCCTACTTTTTTTATCCAACATAGCTTCATTTGCTTACTCCTTGTACATGGAGTGAACAACGTTACGATAATTTAGAACCTGCTTGTTGAAGACATTCTCATAGAGACCAAAGAAATTGTCCGTGTGTTTGTTGACAAGACCAAACATCTTTGTGGCCATATCAATCTGGATGTCTGTTACATCCAGCGCAATTTTCTTCATCTTATGTGATAATGCATCAACAGTCTTCTTGTTTTCGTCCAAACCGGGTGTAAAAAACTTGGTTAGATATTGATTTTCTTCTAGAGTCCAGGGCCACATTGTGCACCTCCATTGTTCGTCGCTCACAGTTGAGCCGACATCCATACTATATATGATTCTTGTGTGCAATGCAACATGAATTCTGTATGACAACTTGTCGCATGTCATCGAACGACGACATTTTGCTTTGTCTCCGAGCGACGACTTTATACACTAAATGATTTTCCACAACCACAACTGGATTTTTGTTGTGGATTTTTTAGTTTCAAAGCACTACCTGCCAATGATTGCTCATAATCCAACTCTGTTCCCGCAACATAAAAAACACTCATACTATCTACAACAAATTTGTATTCATTCAAGCTTATGATAAAATCATCTTTTTCTATTTGTTGTTCATCTACAAACTGATAATCGTAGACAAAGCCAGAGCATCCGCCACCTTTGACTTGTAACTTGACTGCTGGTTTTTGATGCTCTTTGCAAATGGAGCGAATGTATTCTTGTGCGTTAGGAGTTAGAGAGAACATTTTTACTTCTATAATTTTCTATTGCTGTCTTGACGGCATCTTCAGCCAAAACACTACAATGTATTTTTACTGGCGGAAGTGCAAGATGTTGTGCAATTTGAGTATTTTTTATAGTTGATGCTTGGTCAAGAGATTTACCTTTTAGCCATTCTGTTATGTAACTTGAGCTTGCTATGGCAGAACCGCAACCGAAAGTTTTAAAGACCGCCGTATCAATTATTCCGTTTTCGTCTACTTTGATTTGCAGTTTCATCACATCGCCACAAGCAGGTGCTCCAACAAGACCTGTACCTACAGATTTATCTTTTGGGTCAAGAGAGCCAATGTTGCGTGGATTCTCAAAATGATCTATTACCTTGTCGCTATACATTTTTAAACTCGGTCATGTAACTATCGTCCGTTAGCATTTTATTTGCATTCTCTACAGAATAGATAGAAAGATCTATTTCGTATCCTGGGTTTTTAGTTATTGGGTCTTTAACCCAAGCGTTGTCGTGCCAAATAACTCTATTGTTAGGATATATGTAATAATTACCTTCATCCATTTGAAATAGATGACCGCATTTATGTTCTGGTGTCTCAGAAAAATTAGTATCTAGCATTGCTTTATTTTCAAAGGCCCAATCTAAAGTAAACAAATATATACCCTCTCTTTTTTCTCCGCTTGGAGTAACAAGTTTAGCCCTAAGTCTATTTAATCTAGCTCGCACCTGAACATCTACATATGAGCTAAAACAATCCCAATAAACATGTTCATGTAAAGGTCTAATAGGCGCGTCACGTTTCCAACAAAATGCCGTTATAGGTCGTCTAGTCCAATTTACTCCATTTTCTAAAAATGCTTCAAATAAAGGAACTCTTCGCTCTATAGATGCCACACTATGAACATCACAAAAAGAATATTCGCCATGACCTTGCTTATGATTGAAAAGATATTCATTTCTAATGAAGCAAGTTATTGTTGGAATGTTGTGATTCAAAAAACTCATTTATATTTATCCTATTCACTATTAATTACAAATTATTTTATAATCTTACTTATTTTTATAAAAATGTCAAGGAAGATTATGATATGAGTCCTTGAGCATCTTCGAAAAGCCTGGATGCAAGTTCTTGGGCATTTCATTTTTGTCAAACCAATCAAATCTATCATTTTCATAGTTTAGATTTGGCATGAACTCGGATTGTTTTGGAATCTTGCATAGAAATGTATGATACTGAAAATTGGGTTTACTATAGTCCGTATGGATGTGCTTGAGCTGATCTCTGGTGATCTCACATCCGATCTCTTCACCAACTTCACGAACGACTGTATCCATGAGATCCTTGTCGTTCGTGTCAGCCGATCCGCCTACTGGTGAATATGTATGTGGACAATCGCAATCTTTGCTTCTCTTGGCAATACCATACTTGCCTGTGTCCTGTGCGTGAAACAATGCGCCAGCTGCTTGTCTTTCATTATCCTGTTCGCGTAAAAAAGACCTAAGTGTTTTCATATTTTCCTCTTGACAAACACTTGACAGAACACTATATTTATAGTGTTGCCGTTGAATTAATTTCACCAGATTTTTTTGTAAGTAAAATCACCTAGATATTTATCTTTAAGATAATTGTTGATTTTTTTGATTGCAATCTCAACAGTTTCTCCTGATGCTGTCAATGAGCCAAAGACATTTCCTTTGCTCCACCGTAATTGACTTCCAAACACGACATCATTTGACCATTCAAGAAACGGATAATTACAATTTTCTTTTCTTGTTTCACTATAATCATCATGAATTAGTTGCAGACATGCACCAGCATTTCCTGTTCGTTTTATTTTTGGTAAAGATTGCATAGTTGACGATCTATAAAAAAGATCAAAAAGATCTATTGAAAGTGTTGGATATAATGATTGTGTTTCTGGTTCCCCAAACCTTGTGTTTATTTCCAACACATAATATGTTGAATCAACTTTCATTATGTTTAGATACATTATACCGTTATATGAAATTTTAATTGAAGACAAGAAATCCAATATTTTTTGAATATATGAATCTATTTCTAATATGTTTTCTTGAATTGATTCAGATGTTGACGCTATTCCACATGTATTGTAACCTTTATATCTTTTATAATCTTTGGATATGCCAAGGAAAGTAAAAGTATGTCCGTTACACATGACTTGATATGAAAATTCTTCTCCAATCAAGAATTTTTCAATCAATATGTCTTGTTCTAGAAAATTTGGTTTTGATAAAGAACCTTCCCATTTTTCATCAATTATTTCAGTCTGTTTACCGAGTAAATGATCAGCATCATATTTTGCAACAAATGGACGATCTAGTTTTTCTAGATTTTTTCCCTTTTCAATTTTGTATTCTGATGTTGGTATTTTCAATTTTTCTAGAATTTTTTTCGTTGTTATCTTTGATTGTTCTAAATAAGCAACGTTCGTATTAGGTAAGAAAAAAGGTATTGTGCAGGTTTTGGCCAATCTTTGTAAAAAATCACTTTTCTGATATGCATTTCCAATTGCAACAACAAGATCAATCTTTTTTGATTTTAACCAATCTTGGGAAAGCATACAAGAAAGTGTAGAAAATTCCATATCTTGTATGTGTATCAATTTACAATTATGATATTGATCGTAATTTTCAATTAGTTGTGTGGAAAGAGAACTATGACAAAGAAGAGCTACGTTCATCTGATTTGATCTGAATAAATTTGTTTTTAATTTTGCCAAGAAAAAATAAACAAACTAATTGATAAAATACTTACGACTCCAAATATCATTTCTATTATAAGATCCATGTTTCATCAACAATTCTGAAAAATTTTTATGAGCCCAAACAACTTGCTTTACATAATCTTCATATATTTTTGAATTTTTATTTTTCATTATGAAGCTATCTCGTAATGATAAAATATTATTACTTTTCTGAGATTTAAATCTTAGAGAGTTTTTTACATTATTGTAAATTATCTTCTTAATTATTTCATGATAATACTTAGAACTAAAAAATATGTCATTAGTTATTATTTTTTTTGACAACACATTTTCATTGTAAAAATTAGATAACAAATGTAGTTGTTTAGATAATATCTTAGGCATGTCAGGTGTCCAATAAAAAAATTCTCGATTTATATCATTATATTCTTTACATAATGGATAGTTTCCATAATCAGAGACTGCAAGAGCATTAAAAGATAAAAAATGTTTAGAATCATTAATAGAAAAATTGGGTTTATAATCATTAATAGAAAAATTGGGTTTATCGATACCAAATATTATTGATTTTTTCTTTTTGTTATTATCAAAGTTTAACAATGATGATGTTTCCCACCATCTATAATGTATACTAAAATGTGTGTCAACAACTATGTATTTTTTATCAATGTCATTGTACGACACAAATTTCTCTGGAGTATCAAATAATTTTGAATAATCGTGGTAAGTTATTTTAGTGTTTTTCAAATTCATCATCTGTAAAGTAGGAATACAGTTATGGTAAATTTCGCCGTTATGATTTTCGTCTGATCCATAATATGAATCTTGAGAGAACGCACCAACCATGATGATTTCGTCAATATGAATATTGTTATAGTAAAAAGCTTCAAGCATATTTGTTGAATCAATACCGCCAGAATATGCTAATATCAAATATTCGTATTTGTCTCGTAGCTGTTGGGCTCTCAATTTGTATAATTCAGACAATGTCTCCTTGGGTTCTATTTTCCAATCAAACTCAAGAAATTCTTTGTCGTAAAAATATAAAGAAATTTCGTTCTTTGAACGAAGTGCATCAAACTTGGAATAATATTTTTGTCCTAATTGATCATAATAAAAATATTCCATATCTTTTTCCTTGATAAGTACTTGATAGCACTGTATATTTATATTGTTGTCGTTGAATGAATTATTATTCAAATAAAAACATTGATAAATAATTTTCTTGTATAGTTTAATAAACTTTAACTTGTATTAGGAATTACTTCTTGTTGAAAAATAAGTAAAAATTACAACGACAATAATTTTTCAAAATATGCGTTGTCTAAATTCTCTATAATTTTTTCAACTTTTAATGTACGAAAAAATCTTTTTGTATTTGTTATGATTTCATCATGCGAAAATCCAAGATTGATAAGACCATTATAATAAAATGCGCCATGTGTATCTTTTTTTTCCGTAACTGAATATAGTTTTCGAGAAAGACTGTAGCACCAATCGGAATTTAGATCTTCATTCTTGTATTTCCAAGCAAAATGACCATCATTTTTTAACTCAAACTCCATATCATAATTTTTCCAAGTTAGATCAAATTCACTTCGATATAATTTAAATTGAGTTATTTCCGGAGGCATTACTCCAAAGTGAGAGAAAATATTATCGTTAAGTGGATTATCATTTGATACTACCCATTTACTGAAATTGATCAAACTTTGTTTTGTATCGGATGGTAATCCAAGTATCCATCCGGATCCCAAAACAACATTTTTGAATTCATTTAGTTTGAGTTTTTGTAAAAACTCAATTTGTTTATATGGATCTAGTCCTTTTCCTATAAGTTTGGCTGCATTTCTATTAATTGTTTCTATACCAAATATTATTGCTGTAGCTCCCGATTCTTTCAATATTTCAGCAGTATGCGGAAATCTATAAATCAAATCAAGTCTCATATATACGCTAAATGATATTTTAAAGGGTAACTTTGAATACACTTTTTCATATAAATCTTGAATTTTTTCACATGAATCATTGTATGTATCATCAGTAAAAGTATAATTTGTAATTCCAAAATTTTCATAGTTATAAATAAATTCTTCTTTTAGAATATCATAATTTTTTATCCAATCACCTTTTGTTTTTCCATTTAATGGAAAAGAACAAAATTTGCATTTGAATATGCATCCTCTACTTATTTCCGCTGCTAGCGTTCTACAATTTAAAACATCATTTTTTAGATAATTTATTTTACTACAATGAAAATTTTTATATTCCCTATTGTAAATTATTTTATTTGATGGTAAAATATTTTTCGCAAGATTTTTAGTAAAATCTACAATTTGTTCATCAGTATATCCTCTAAATTGATAAAAATTTAAATAGTCTAGTGAAAATAATTTTGCACCACCTAAAATAAATTGTATTTTATAATTTAGCGTTTTTGCATATTCAATGAATTTTTTTAGTTCAATATCAAAATTTGGATTATTTTTTTTATAAAAATCAACTTGTGTTTGTGAATCAAAATATTTGTAATCAAAAATATGATTTAAAAAATTTACGCTAAATCCAATCCACAAAGTATCTTTATCAACAAATTTATCTAGAATAGTTTCGTGTAGTTTTGTAAATGTTTTCAACTTGCAAATGTCTACAACTTGCACAGTAAATCCATTTTCTCTAAGCTGAGTTGCTATTCTATACGGACCTGCAGAAATTAGTCTAAACGGGCATTCAGTATTACCTGAAAAAATAAGACAATTTACACCCATTTTTTGTATATCTTGATTGACGAAAAAAGAAATAATAACACAATAAACAATATAATATTTATTTCACTATTCCAAAATATGTCAAGATTACCTTTAGACATCATCATTGCTCGTCTAAATTGTTCTTCAATCATTGGAGTCAATAAAAATCCCATAATTATTGGAACACAATCAAGATTATTGCTTATCATAAACCAACCAAATAAACCAAAAAATAAAATCAAAAGTATTTCAAAATAAGATTGATTTATATTGAACACTCCAAACAAACAAGCAAATAGTATAATGAACTTGAAATATTTTTTAGGTATAGATAATACTTTTATCCATATTGAAACAAGAGGAATGTTCAATAATAATAAAAATATATTTCCTAAAATCATTGATGAAATCAATATCAAAAATAGATCATTACTTTGGGATGCAAATTTAGGACCAGGAACCAAACCATATACTGTTAGTGCACCTAATATCATTGCGGTTGACGCATTTATTGGAATACCTAAAGACAAAGTAGGTATTAGACTTGATTGAGAACTAGCATTATTTGCTGATTCAGGACCGGCAACACCCTCAATAGCACCACTACCAAATTCTTTTTTATATTTGCTAAATTTTTTTTCAAAAAAATATGAAACAAAAGATGATAGAAGAGTTCCTCCAGGAAAAAGACCTAAAAAAATACCAAAAATAGTTCCTCTAAAAGTTGGAAAAATACTTCTTTTTATTTCTTCTTTAGTGGGATACATTGTATGTATTTTTTCAATAACTTGATGACTATTTACTTGTGAAGTCGATCTAAAAACTTCAGACAATCCAAAAATACCAATCGAAACTATTGCAATTCCAACACCATCATATAAACTTAGAATATTGAATGTGAATCTTTGCGTGCCAATTATTGGATCTAATCCGATCAATCCAATTAGAGAACCGATACATAATAATCCTATTTTCATAAAATGATTATTATCATTAGACAAAAATATTGATGCTATCAGCCCTACAACACCCAAGTAGACGTATTCGGCTGGACCTAATTTTAGAGAAAACTCCGAGAAATACACGACAAAAAAATAAATTATAAAAGTTGTGAATATTCCCGCAAAAAAACTACTAATTGCTGCTATTGTTAGCGCAGATCCTGCTTTTCCTTTTTTGGCTAACAAATTACCTTCAATAATTGTTGGCACGGAAGTTATCTCTCCGGCAACTTTCATTAGAATAGCAGTTGTTGATCCACCATACTGTGATCCATAATAAATTCCTATCATCATTATTATGGATTGTGGTGCTGGTATGTAAAAAGTTGTTGGTAAAAGTAGTGCTAAAGCTGTACTGGGACCAATACCGGGAATAACACCAATCAAAGTACCTATCAAAACGCCAATGGCGCAATATACTACATTTGATAGTGTATAAAATTGTCCAAAATGATCAAGTATTTCTAAAACCATAAAAATAAGATATTCCCATGAATAAAACTCCAACGTATATGTTGAACAAATAAGTAAATATACAAAAACAAGAAATACTCATAATAATCCAAAATAAAACATTTTTGTCGATATAAAAAGGAGGATTATCCTTTTTTAGTAAAATTATTCCACAAATGCAAAGTATTGAAGAGATAATTGTTGGAAAAAAACCCGGTTTTATTTTTGATATAGATCCAAAATCATGTTGAAGAGATAAAAAAAGAAATGTGCTTCCTATGAAGAGAAAGCACATTCCAACTAAAGATAACCTCATTTTTTATTGCTAAATTGCTGAATTTGCGAGTTGAAAAAAATAATTGGATTTTCTTCAATCTTTTCGTATCCGTATTTCTTGTATTCTTCATCTGTCATCAATGCATCAATCGATTTTTTAATCAAACTTACTTGCTGATCAATCAAACCAACATGAAATAGGCCAAACCAAGTTGTTAAATCATAATCAAAACCTTTCTCTTTGAGAGATACGATTTCAGGTAAAGCATAAAATCTTTTTTTGTCAAGAACAAGAATTGCTTTAGCTTTACCAGAAGAAACAAATGCATTATATGCACCATATGTATTTCCATATGCGTTTATTCTACCAGCCAATAAATCTGGAATAGCAAAACTAGAACTTCTATATGTGACTAAATTACAATTTTTGAAAACTTTCAAAATGTTACATAGATAATCGTATATATTGTAAGATCCTGTTCCTGGCGAATTTGCGCCAAAAACAATATCTTTAGTTTGTGATAATAAAATCATTTCATCAATACTATTGACAGATAAACTTGTAAACAAAATTTGAGGACCTTCACCTATAAAGTAGATAGGTTTTGCAACTTTTGTTAAATTTTTTGGATAACCATCAGAGGCATATTTTTTGTTCTCGATAATTGGATTTCCAGTTAGCAACAAAGCTTTTTTTTGATCAATAAAATAGCTTAGAGCAATATTTGAAGCGCCTCCTGTTTTGTTTATGACATCAACTTTCAAAACTGATTCATCAATTGCATTGGAAATTCTTCTAGCAAGAAGATCAAAACCACCGCCAGCACCATAAGGAACTATCAACTCAATTTTTTCTTTTGAATATGCAAAAGACGAACATAAAATTACAAACAAAAATGATAAAATTCTAATCATATCTAACTCACTCCTTATTTTTCATAATCCATTTTATTTCATTTAAAAGTGCCCTTTAAGGGAATCGTGTCTCATGACTATTTACTAAACGGTTTCTTTTAATCCACTCACCAAAAATTTGAACTTGATATTCCAGCGGACTAATAGCATTAGAGTAAGGTACATATGGGATAATTTGTTTTTCGCTAGCTTTTACATCTTCTATAAAAACATCCTCTACTTTGTTAAAAATTTCTCTTTCTTCTTGTGATATCCTGGGGTTAAAATAAATTTGAGTCATCCAACTATACCCCCACTCAGTATTTTTATTTTTAGGAAAAATTGAATTTATTGATAGACAGCCAGGTGTCCATTCAACAAATATGTAGGGAAACACATAGACCCAAAAACCAGTGTGTTGTTTCTGAAATATCCAACCATCTCCATTATCTAAAAAAATATTATTTGGATCGTATTGAGTATACAGCCAAGAATGAATGCCATCTTTATGAACATGAAGAAGATCTGCTTCAATCTCAGTCAACCACAACCAATTGCCTTCACTCTTGCCAGTATAGCTATGACTATATTCAAGATTGGTTTCATTTGAAATACAGTCGACCCATTCGTGTTTTGGCTCGACAAAGTTTTTGAAAACAATACCAGATTTTCCTAAGTCGTAGCTTTGACAGTTAAGTTTATATTGATGCTGATTAATTGGCCTGCCATTATTGTCGTATTGAAACCCATGCAATTTGCAGGTAATATTGTCTGTGGGTCCTAACTGATCTCCAATAGGATAAAACCTGTGGGGGCATGTCCTATTAAATAGATTTACCTTTTCATTTGATTGCGACATTATGTATTCGTATCCAATAAATGGTCTGTTTTTACAAGCAGACACATGTCCTATAACCTTAGGAGGATTTTTAAACATTATCATAACTCATTTTTTTCCACAAATTATTTAGCTTTCCTAGATGAAATTTGGTGTCTACACTATTTTTGTTATGCTTTAATAAAAAAAGAGAATTTAATTTTTGAATTTTTTCATTAAATATTGGTCTTATTTTATCTCTCGTCTCGCAATCAAATACTTGACTTTTTAGTTTTTTCCAAGATATAAAATCATTTTTTATTTCTCGAAGCATTGATGATACTAACTCCAACCTATAAAGAAAAAACGGAATTATATCTATATTTGATAAAGCATCATTATAAAAATCCCATTCTGAAAGATAGTATTCATAATTTTCTATTATTTCATCACTATCGCCAATTATGTGTTGTGCTTCAATAAAAGCATCTCCACGACTTTCTGCATATTTTGCAGCAGCTATTGTACCAACAGAATAAAAACCAATTCCATTTAATTTATTTACTATACTATTTTGAATTATATCAGCAATTTCAGAATTTGTCAATCGCAAGATTATTGAATGTAAATTATATTTTTTGCAAAACTCAAAAGCATAAGCACTTTCTTTCAAATTATTTTCATATAATGATATTATTGGAATAAATTTTGCATTGTTTCTGTAAAAAATCTTGCACAAAAATTCAGAATCTATTCCACCACTTAGTCCTATAAAAATATTTGAATATTTTTGTGTTAGAATATTACAAGTTATATCGCATTCTTCTTGAAAAGACAAATGCGTAAATTTATAAGGAAGAAAGTCAACTGAAAAATTGCTTTTTTTATTATCAATTCTTTCTTTTATATTTGTAATAAGCCAATTATTGTGTGTTACCATTGTGATATCTTACATAATATTTGTTTGTTGAAAAAACCTCATCAAAAAAATTAATAACGGTCTCTATAGATTTTTTTGGAAAAAAACTTGTTTGAACAATATCAATTACTTTTTTGTAATTGGACAATTTTTCATTTTCATATAAAGACATTGTATATTCAGAAAAATAATCAATAGATAAATATTTTTTTAACTGATTTTCTGATAAGTTTTTATTTTTTACTAGCTCAATTGTGGCGTCTGCATATTTTGGTCCTGTAAACAATCTTTTATTTTTGAATTTGTATATCACACTTGAGTACAAGTCTTCTATTTTTCGAGTTGAATATACTTTATTATTATAGGATGATATCTCTTCTTTTTTTAAGTTATTCAATATTAAATGTGCCTGCTTTACATGTATCTTTGCAAAATTTGGATGTATGTAAAACAACTCCATATTGTTTGGCAAATTTTTTTGCGAAATAACATGAGATAGATCAATAAAATCAACAACATTTATATCTGTCATATGAATATAATATCCAACACTATCATAATTTAGTTTTACTTTTTCCTTTCCATAAATATGTCCAACTTTTTTCATTTCAGTAATTTTTTGCCATTCTTTGTTGAATAATGTCAAATCTTTGTTTCTAAAAGTAAGTTTTGGTTGAATACCTAAACTACATGATTTAAGATAATTTTCAATTTTGTTTTTATCAATATTTTGAAAATATTTAAAGTTAATTCCATATACATCATTTATTATTGATAATTTTGTTTTTGATGAAAACGTATCTATATAAAATTTTGCCTGTGGTATTGCAGATTTTATTGGTTCGTGATAGTGATCTAAAAGAATATGATCTTGTAAAAACAATTCTAATTTATCGTTATTATAAGTATGAACTGCTACTTCATCAATGAAAATATTGTTCAACATAAAAGTCTCTAATATTTGATGACTATCATTCCCACCAGAATAATGTAAAATAAGATAATCGTATTTATTTCGCAGTTGAATAGCTCTCTGCAAATACAATTGTTGTAAAGATTCTTCTGGTTCCTTAGTAATATCAATTTTTGACAAAGCGTTTTCCCAATTAGGAAAATGCCAAGTTATGTGCTTGTCTTGAAACTTTTCTTTTGCATATAGGGCAAATAGTTTTGTTGAGAGTTTTTGATCACCAAGTTTGTAATAATAATAGTAAGGATGATTTTCAAGATTATTCATCTATATTTCTCATAATTTTGCCGTTGAATACAGCTGTGTATTTCTTCTGATCCTGCACTGTATCCATTTGTTGTATGTATTTTCAAGCAACACGGATAACTCAAATTGATACTTGGCTTCATAATATGTGCATTCGCTTTTTGACTTGCACAGTCTAAGTATCTCTCGGCGAAACATGTTCTTGCCTAGCTTCTGCACATCTTCGTTTAGTTCTTCTGATGAAGAGTAATAGTTCTTCCAATCAGATTCCACGCGAATCTTTTTCTTCTTCTTCTTGATTGTTTTATAACCAGCGCGGGTGAATAGCTTTTTGCCGATATAAAAGCGACCATCATTGAGATTCGTTATCTTGTAAACAAATCCAATGATGTCGCTTATTTGTTCTAAAGTAAAAACTTTATCTTGATATATCCAGGGGTTTTCATAATCCATAAAATTATTTATTCATGGATTCTAGAATGAGTTTATGTACTATTTATTCCTCTTCGTCACTCCAGGACTTGTCAACTTCATCTTCATCATCGTCAAAATCATAAAGATGACCGCAGAAAGGACAGTAGCAATCCTTACCTGATACGGCATCTTCATCATATTCTATCGTGTATTCTGAATCACACGATACACACATTAGAGTCCTCTCTATCATATGACCTCGCATCCCCCAGAGGCCGCCGAACACGCCAACTCCTGTGTGCCTGTTGTTGTATCACGCTTTTCATATTCTGATAGCTTGGTCCAATCAACATTCTTAGGCATCTTTAGAAGCATGGCTTCATATTCTTCCTTTGTGCAATCCTGATAAGGTGCCTGTTTATAAACATGATCAGAAAATGGCAAGAACGATACGCCAGACATCTCGTCAAAATGTTCATATACCCACGCACCAACTTCCATCCACTCGTCTTCCTTTACAGAAATGGTAACTGATGGCTTATGTTCACAGAAATGTCTCTGATATTCCAACCACAATTCAAGCTGCTCAATCGCAGTCATGTCCTTGCGGAATACTGCATTCTCTGGTGTCTTCATGGGGAATGCAAATACATATGTGTGATCTGGCTTCATCACATCATCTTCAACAGGAAAGCCTGCATCAACCATCATCTTGGCCAAAGGATCTTTCTTGTCAGCACGAACTGTACGAATGTAGTATGGTGCATGACGAGCGTGGATACCTGATGCCGAGTCAACTAATTGTGATACTGTTCCAGAAGGTTTGACGCATGTGATTGCAGCAGAGCGAGGAATACCCAACTTCTTTGCCCATTCAACATTTGTATTCACAGCACGATCACGAATGGAATTCAATGTTGCACGAAGTTCATCTCTACCTTTCTTACCATTTGTGATTTCATTATCCATGATGCCGGTCAATGAAACGCCAAGCAATCTTTCTTCATCGCAATTGTTCTTCCATGTGTTGCGAAGATACTTGAAGTTTGTTAATGTAGATTGCCATGTTCCAAGAATTGTTGCAAGCCTGATTTTGCGATGAAGATCAACTTCAGTATCCGTAGCGCGAACAACAACTTCGGTTAGATTGCAGAATTCACGATTGCGAAGAATGATTTCGGAACATGGATTGGTTCCAAAATCAAAGTCTGGATTACGACGACCATACTTCTTGGCTTGTGCTTGCGATGCTGCTCGCGAGAAGATTCCTCTTTCGCCAGACTTTGATTCATAGAGAGCCAGCCATTCTTTCATGAAGACAGACATGTCAGGCTTACGCTTTGCAACAAATGAATTGTTGGCCAACGCTCTCTGTGCATTTTGTTCCCACCACTGACCACTCTTGGCAGCACGCATACCATCATCTGAAAGATCTGACAATGAAATTAGAGCGGAACGACGAACACCACCAACAACGACAATCTCGGCAATCTTGCACACGATATCATGGCATTCAAGAGATGTTAACTTGCGACCAGCTGCGTTTTTGAAAATGCGTGTGACAAATTCAAATAATGAGACAAGTGGTTCTGGACCAGATGCACGACCGCCAAATGTCTTGAGTGGCGCACCTGCAGGCCGAACCTTTGATACATCCCAACGAACAATTTGTCCACCATATAAAAGATGAATGACTTCCTTGAGGGCTTTTGCCCAGCCCAACTTGCTATCGCCGACAACAACAGTTGTATCAGAATCATAGAAGTCTTCCGCAACGATAGGAAGCTGATCTGTAAACTTTTGCTCAACCGAGAAACCAACTCCAGTACCGTTCATAAGAATATACAGAATTTCATCAAATGATCGAGGTGAATCAACAGCAACATATGAGCAATTATAACCAGCAACATTTTCGCGATGCAATGCTTCACCAGCAGTCATGAGGCATCGCATTGATGGCATAATCTCAAGACCAAGAACAGCTTCTTCAAGTTCACGACGCTCTTCGGGCTTTACCTTGTAGTTGCAATGATCTTTCAAATGATTTTCAAAGAAATCAAAGAAACGACCTACAGTTTCAAACCATGTCTCGCGTCTATTCTTTTCCGGAAGCCACCTTGAATATCTTGAAAGATGAATGAACGACTGATATTGTGTCGGAAGTGAATTACTCATTTATGCCTCTTTATTAATTATTTGTTGACAATATTTTTTCAATAGGAAATACTTGTGATATTACCTTTGCAGCCTCAACAGCTATAAGCATGTGTTCTTTTTGAGTTCCATTACCTGAACGTAAATCTATATAGTGAACCCAAGATCGAAGAGTTCCTTTCATGTACATTCTAGAAAGTGTAATACCTTCTGGTAACACCGATCTTGCCACCTCTTTTGCTATACCATTACTAATTGCCCAATCATAAACTTTTTTTGTAACATCTAATACTTCTTGTTGATAATTTAACCAATTATTATTCAGACACTCATCATTTGTTTCAACGCTATTTTGTCTATTTTTATTATCTTGTAATCTGACATCACGAAATTCACAACCCAAATCTGCAATGGCATATCGTTGTGAAAATTCTTGAAATACAAATGATCGGTGACGAAGAATCTGTCGTGCGATGTCGCGTGTGGTTTCAATCTCTAATGTCATGTCAACCATTTCAAGCGGGGACCAATGCTTGTGCTTGATCAAATAATTGACAAGCTTTTCCGATGTATCATTATTGAATTGATTGCCTGGATTAGAAACACGCGCACAAAATGCAATAAGATCAATGGGCGTGACAATCCCTTGATCTTCTAATCGTTTCACAGGTCTTGTATAAGACACCAATTCTATTTTCATGAATCACCCATGATGTTGAGGATAGTATACTTATCATAGATAATATCATAAATCTAGAAAATATCAACAAAAAATTATTTTATATTTTTTTCCATTGATTTAGCATGAACTTGGCCTTAACGCCACTAAATACATTCTCGTCAATCATCTTCACGATTTGTTGCAAATTCTTACCAGAAAGAACCAGATCATTTATATCTTTGCAATTCATCGTTGATGGCCAAATACAAACACGCAAGCCCGCATCTATGTTTTGTTCAATTTGTCGCACAACATCTTTGTTTCTTGGCTCGTTGTCGGAAATAAACACAGCAGTGCTATCATTTACATATTTACGAACTTGAATTAGATTAGCACCGGCAATTGCAATTGCATTTGGTAGAAACATTGAATCTATTGGACCTTCAACAACGTATGTCGTCTTGGAGACATCAAGACGATCCAGACCATAGATCTTTGGTGCTTCTTCATTAATCTTTATCGTGATATAGCGTATCTTGTTGTCGGCAGCCAATGCACGACCTTGAACAGCAACAAGTTTCTTTTGTGTGTCATAAAATGGAATGACAATACGAGTGTCTTTCTTCAATTCTTTTCCATGAGCAGGAACAAGTTCATCAATGAAGTCACGAAAATCTTCAGCATAATATAGATTGATCCAGAACTCTTTAGGAATCCTACGATTTGCTATATACTGACGAGCATAGTGTTCATTCTCTAATGAGTCTATTGTTGGTAGATCTATTCTTGCACGAAACACGGGTGCTTTCATTGTCATTTTTGGTGGAGTCATGACGACTGTGTTAGCAGCACCAAATTTTTCCATCATATATTCACGATATGCATTTTCGTCAATCATTTTGATAAATTTTGAAATTGCCATAGATGCAGAACAATTATGGCATTTATACATCAAGCTGCCCTTGAGTTCAAATGCATAGCCACGAGCTTTCAACTTGTTTTTTTGAGAGTCGCCACAAAGTGGGCATCTCATATTGGCAAGTCTATCACTTTTCCATGCAAAGCGTTCAAGCTTAGGCGAGATCAAATTTAGGTATTTTTTATCTAACCATATCATGTCTCAAGTATAAATGAGATGATATTGAAAGTCAAATGATTAATTGAATATCTTGGATAGTGTTGCAAAATTTACGCTGGAGATCAGCCACATTACTGCGGCTGACCCACCAAGAATCATCCACTTCCAGCGTTGTATTTGTTCAACTACGTTTGAAGACTTATTATGTTCTTGTGTTATGTGTTGTTTTAGTGCTTTGATTTCGTTTGTTATTTTTGTTTCGGTATTTTCAATTTGTATTGTTAATTCACGATTTACTGTTGTTACTCTTGAGTGTAATTCTTTTATATCTGTTAATAACTCTGTTCTTCTTAGTTCTATTAGTCTATCTAATTCTTGATCTTTTCTTTCGTGATATTCTAGTTTTTGTTCATGAAGTGAAAGAATCTTAGTCATGGATACGGTCAACTCTTCTAATTTTTCTATTGTTGCATCAAGTTTTCTAAAAACATCGTTTATCAAAGTTATATCTTTTTTTAGTAATTCTACTTCAGTATTTACGTTTGATTTTCTTTTGACCGTAACCATGTTTATTGTATCACTCTACAGATGTAGATTTTTTAGGAAGAACTTTTGAAACCAGGCTCTTGATCCATGTTGGTTGCGGAAGAACATTCCAACCAACAAGAAGACCAACAACTAGCCAAAATGCTTCTTTTGTCCAAAGTAGGGCCCATACAAGGGATAGTAGATTTGTAACAAAGTCCATTTATTTCTCCTTTATCTTCTTCTAATCATATTGCTGCATCTTAGTATTGATGCAAGTACTATAACATATGATGAAGATTTCGGTGTAGTATTATTTAGTTTATATTTTTTTTCCAATAATCATAAATCTTTTATATTCTTTGTATTGATCGACGTATGTCTCACCTTTCCATAAAATATTGGTCATTAATGATTGTTTTTCAAACTCTTTTAGATCATTGCAACATCTTATATGTTCTTTTATTCTAAAAAGATTGTTAGATTGAAGTATTATTAGCGAATCTTTTGGTATTTTATCGTACCAAAGCTGGTATGTTTCATCGTTAATGTGTTCAAAAGATGTATTAATAACAATTGGATTGGAATCATATTTGTTCCAATCTTTCATATCTTGATTTACAAATATATAATTTTTATTCTTTTTGTTTAAATAATTTGAAATTTCTTCACAATTTTTATTCGTATCAATATTGTAAATCTTGTCTATCTTGATATCATCTGCATTAAAAAGAAGAAAAGGTAAAAAACCATACCATCCGCCAAAGACATAGATTTTGTGTTTTTGATTTAAATCAATGTAGTTTAGAAGTTTAAGGATCAACCAAATTTTTGATATGTATTGTGTTTTTGCAAATGCATCAAAAACATTACTATGCGTTTGATGAAACTTTTTTGCTGTTTCCAATATAAAAATAAAATCATTATTTTTTAAAAAATCGTTCTTCATCAGTTAGATCGGTTCTTAAAGTTTTAGATTGACCAGAAAAAGTTGCGTCATACACATTACGATTTAATCCGCATGTTTTAGCACAAACTGCTAATTTTCCTTCAGCGCAACTTTTTTGTTTCCAGCGATTTGGTATTGTTTCTTGAAAAAATTTACCATTAATTATTGTTTCAAGATCATTTATTTTTATGTCAAGTTTGTTTATTCCAACTTCATTTATTGCGTCCCAAACTTGAGATCCTTTAAATGCTCTATACGGACTATACATGTCACTACCTATCCAACAACAAGGTATAACATATCCTTCAGAAGAAATAAAAATACTCCTTTCCGACAAGACTCTACATTTTATTTCAACTTTATCCAAATTTTTTTCAGTACTATTCTTCTTATCAAAGTCAAGATTATAACTTTCATAACCAAAAAATTTATTAGTTATTTTTTGTTTTATCCAATATTCTTCATATCGTTCATTTTTTAATCCTGAAATTTTTTTATTTACTTCTCTTATTTTTGCATTATTGTCATTTAAGATTTTAAAAATCATTTCATTTTGATATTTTGAGTTTTCTGGCATTTCTATAAGATTAGTATTATTACCTTTTATATCAACAGCTTGCACTCCCCTACAAGCATCAATTGAAAATTGATTATAAAATCTTCCTGTTTTTTTTATTAAGAATTCTACAAATTTCATTTCTTTTGCAAGTTTAGCTGCTTTTTCAACTTGATGTTCATTGTGTTTGAAAACAATATAATGCCATTTTGCATTTCCACCTGCATCTATAAATGACTTTACGTTTTCAATTATTTTTTTCCAATTTGTACCTTGACGATATATATGATTTGTATCTTCCAAACCATCTATGCCAAAAACAATATGATGGTTTTTTCCTAAAATTTTAGGAAGAGAACTCCACCACTCCTGAGTTCGCATACTTCCGTTTGTATGCATTGATAAAGACATCGTAGGATTTGTGTCTCTTAAATGTTGAAATATTTCTCTAGTGTCTCTAGCAACACCAGGATCACCAAAATTACCACACATATATAGGCTTCTAAGTTGCTTAATGAATTCTGGTTTTAATATTTTTTTGATATCATCAAGATATAACTGTGAACCTTTTAAATATGGATTGTCTGCTCCTCCCATGATATTTCTAGGGCATTGAGGACAACGAGCATTACACAAATCAGTTATTTCAAGATGAACAGAATTTACTTCGGAATATTTGTACATGATCTACCTCTAAATAATTATT